ATCTTCGGCGCCGCCGGAACAAAGAATTTCCGCCCGTGGATTTCAGTTTCCTCTTCCATTACCGCCTTGATTTCCTTGATCTTGTGCAGGTGGTCTTTGTGGATGAGAAAGACGAGACTATCATGGACTTGAAGCAAAAAGAGAACGGTCTTACCGTCGTCAAGTCCAGAATAGAAAATCTTGCGGAGTGATCGGTTAGCATTGCCCGCGGTGCCGCCTTGACCGTAGAATGCACAAAGTTCCCGTTGCGTTGCATGGTCATCCATATCCCCAAGGAATTTCCTTGTCATTCCATACGCGCAAGTTGCGAGATTATTGTTTGCCTTTGCTTGGGCGACAACTTCTTCTTGCCACGGGCGGATACGTTTATAAATGCCTTTACTAGGGTGGTCATATTTATCACAGAGATAGGCGCAAATTCCAATGAGTTCTTTGTCAGTATAACGCGCTGCTTTTTCATGCCCAAGTGCGAGTGCCGTTGCAACTGCCGCCTCCCGTCCCATGAGATTGTACATCATCGTGGGCTGCATCATAAAGTTTTTGCCGTGGGTGATTTTCTTTGAAATCTGGCGGACACCGACAATGGCATCGGTCACCCAGCTTTCGTGGTTTTTCTTGCCTTTGACAATTTCCTCATAGTTTTTTGAAAAGAAAATTGCCGCATGGTGTGAATGTGTGTCCTTGCCGCTTTTCAGGAGCGCGATCTTTTCTGGGTCTTCGCATTCGTGTGCAATGTAATAGTCGTCTGATGCTGACCAGTCAATTTCAACGAGTACATATCCGGGGTCAGCAACGAGGAATTCTTTGACTTCGGGCTGCCAATTTTGAGTATTGCGTCCGGTCCAAAATTGACATTTTCCCGAATTAAAACGACCGGTGGTTGTGGCGGCGGTGCCATGGAAAGACAAGTACCTAGCACCTTTGTAGAACAATTTCCGAGGGTCCCCAAAGTTCGATAGGAGCGTTGCGGGTTCTTTCGCTTTTTCAAGTCGCTTGATAAAGTTGTTAATAATGACATTGTTTTGCTCCTTGATTAGTTTGAGAACCTTTTCATCGGTTGATCTTGGGCCGTACTTGGAATTCTTTCGTGCCTGCAACCGCGTAGGTTTTGCCCCCAAAACATCATAGAGAAACCATGGAACATCCTTCGTCGAACGAAGATTGAAATCCGGCTCTCCCGTCAATGCCCGAATGTCTTTTTCCCCGGCATCAGCGAGACGAATTCTCTCATGCATGATTTGAGAATGACGATCAAAGTTCGGGCGAAAACCACGCAATGAAGCAGCAAGAGCAGGACCAACAGCCAACGAAAATTCCACGTTATAGTTGTGAATAGCGTACTTAAAACTAGCCAGACGATCGAGCAACTCACACATTCCCAAAAAAGTATAGTAGGTATCCAGGCCATTGTAGCGCCAATACCTTTCAAGGTCCTTGCGAGTTTTTCCATAACCATCTTCGGCAACTCCCTTGCTGTCATCTTTCCAATAGATATAACAGTCACAGAAATACGACGCGATGTTGTGAAGTGCTTTGGGGGCCTCACACCAAATCGCGTGCATTAGGTTCTGGGTATCGACAAGGTAATTTACGAGAGGCATTCCTTCTTTGATGAAGTATGCGCAATCGTAGGGGCCGTTTTGCAAGGCCTTAATAGCATCGCATTGATGCAGGGTATTCAAAAGAATTCTGACTTTGCGCTCGGTTTCAAAATCCGCCCAATAGCATCCGAGATTGTCATCGTCTCGTTCTACAAAGGGATCAAAAAACGGAACGCAAACTGTTTCAAGAATGCTGTTTCGCCCCACAAAGGTATACGAAACACAAGAGATAAACCCACCCTTGGTTTCTGTGTCAATTGCAATGGCAGGTGATTGCATCGCATCGACGACGAATTCTTGAACATCACCGAGGTTCTTTACTACTCGGAAATTGAAATTGGGTTCTTTCTTTATTCGCCCGGTGGCGTATCTGACGATTTTCGCCAGGTCCCATTGCAAGATAAATTTCGCTGTGAGTTGTGTATAGATCGACGCTAAACGATCCAAGACAATCACAGGAATACCGTTGTAGCGATACGTCGATCCTCTTACAGCTGCCAGAGTATAGGGCCATCCGGTAATTGCTCTCAGCGTTGGTTCGTCGTTCACGACTATAAGATTTGGCCGCAAAGCATTTGTCGTTTGTTGAAGCTCATGCAATGCGGCGCTAAGATTGATCTTGCTTGGAATAGATTTTTTCGGATAATTTCCCAGGTTCGGCACTTTGTTGTGCAAACTCGTAAAGAGGATATCCGTAGCTTTAACCCCATGCCGAGCAAGACTTCTAATCAGCATCGCTTTGGTGCCGCTGGAATACCCCGATTTCCCAGTCAACCAAAGTATCATTTTCTTTTCCTTGTGAAAAGATGGGGGAAGCCAACAGGAGCTACTGTGAACTTCCCCCACCAACCTCGGTTGTCGAGAAGGATAGGGACCGAGGCTATGCGAATTTACGCAACTGCTTGTGCAACCGAAGATGCTTCGGCGCGACCAAGCGGCTTGATCTTGTTACGGACGATATTGACATAGATTTTGTCCGCATCATTCGGGTCTTTCCTATGCCCGATTGGAGCCTGAAAACGAATGCCGGCACAGGCATCAAGAATGCCAGGCTTTCCAGCGACACCGCCGAGCGGTCCTTTGTCAGCCTGGCCGCCGATATCCTTCACAAAGGCTTTGATATAGCCGATGGATTTCTGGTCAGAAACAAAGAACGTTTCACGATGTTCGCGCCCAATCAACTTGGTTGGATCGCCTTCCGGTGCATCGTTGTTGTCCGCAAGTGCGAGAACGTCGAGAACAGTTTGGGTGAAAATCGCCGCAGCTTTTTTCTTGCCTTCCTTGTTTTCAATCGTTCCGAAATGCGGAGGTTTTTCCGAAGACACTTCCAGCACATAAACGCCGCGAGGAAGGGAAGAAAACCGCTGTTCAGCAATCCCTTCCAAATCCACACCCGCCAAATCGGCAAGGGAGATTTCTTCGCCGCCTTCAATGATAACCATGTCTTCTGGTTTTACGCCTTCTTGTGACATTTGATTTTCCTTTGAGTTTGACTTTTACTGACTGACGAGGCCACTTAGAAAAACCAGAGAGGTTTGGTTCGCACCTGTTTACCGAACAGCCAATCCTCTCTGGTTTTCATCTTTCTTAAGGTACACAGTGGCTAAACAATATACCCCAAGTCTGTGGTGAGCGACAATCCACTTACGCTCATTCAGCTAATCGTCGTCGTAGTGGTATACCATTGTACCCTCCTATTTTTGGCGCCCTTGGCATTCCTCAGGAAAGACCTTTGATACGCGACGCAAGACCTCCTGACGAAACTATTGCTGGTTTGGCGGGAACTACTTCTGCTTTTGCCGCACCATTTCCCAGCGATGAAATTGTTTGTTTGGAGCCCAAGGCAATTGGTTTTACCTGGGCGACTTCTTGGATAACGCCCTTTGGAATGAATTCAGCCCCGAGATTTTTCGCTCCGCTTGGGGTTGACCCAAGTTTTTCAAACAGCTTGGAGATTGGAAATTCTTCCATCTTCAAATGTCCAGCGTCAAAATGACGACTTCCGCCCATACGATCTTGTGAACCGCTGGTTCGAATATAATACGCGGTATCGGACATTTTCTCAAAGAAGAACACATCGGAAAAGAAATCCGCGAGTTTGGCCCCGTGCGGTCCGGTGCTTGAAATTGGTTGAGTTGTCTGGGAAAGGATTGTCTTTTGGTCTTTTGACCGCTTTTCATAAACTGTCGCATGACCAATGACAATGACATGACAAGGAAATGCCGAGAGCGATTTCAGGACAAAATCGAGAAACCGCCCCTGGAAACCATAGCCGTCCCATTCAACTTTCGCCGCATCGGCAAGATCAATGGAATGTTCTTTGGCGAATTGAAAAAGTGTGCTCGCCGCCAGACGTGTCCAACTGTCAATGATAACTACGTCATTGGACGTGAATTTCGGCGGTTCGATTTTAACAAATGTGTGTTCGGAATTTCTCAGCCCCAGGACGATTTGTTTGTCTTGTTCATCCCAGGTAAATCCTGTGGTTCCTGCCTTGCAAAACCGCGCCATGAATGAAGCGAAAACAGCACGTTCAAAGGTATCCACAACATTGATTGTGAGTACCCGTTTCCGTGCTTCTTCGCTCAGAATTCCCGGCTGGTACAAAATGTGCGCGCCGTCGTCACCGTCAATGTGAAAAACATTGAAACCGGCCTCCGCGGCTTTTACCGCCCACGTTGTTTTCTTGGTTTTTCCTTTTCCGTACAGCAAAATACGGCCAAGGCGACCACCTTCCGATGGCTGATCTAGCATAGGCATTTTGAAAAATTCCCTTCTCGTCCAGAGAGCCTATCACATCCTGACTTGTTTGTCAAGAGGTGAACAAAAATTATTCTGGGGATTGTTTAGATTTTGGGCGGTTTCGCGTACAATTCCTCACGAATTCTGCTCAAAACATTTTCAATCCACCATTCATAGGTTTCAATGTCAGGATAGACTTGCGAATTTGTTCGTTTCATAACGACAAAATCCGCTTCAACTTGTGCAAGAGCGCGAAGAAGAAACCCAAAGAATTGCACCCGTCGTAAGAGAATGCCTTTAGCCCGCTTTCTTCGATCAACTTCACAAGTCATTTGTTTTTCCTCAAAGCTGGCGGTATTTGAAACTTTCGGGAATATCGTCATGGGGATCAAGCCTCAGAGCCACGCGTTGACGGTTCACAACATCCCAATATTTACACATTTCAGCGATTGGAACGCAATGTTGTCTTGCAATTCCTTCAAACAATTCTCGTGGATGGAACCCAATCGAAGGATCATCTTCGAGAACCATATTTTCTTTGTGCTTCCGATACGCTCCGCTGACAACACAAAAGTAGTGCCACAGCGCATGAGCCGCCGGTTCTCGCGGCAAAACACCATATTCTTGGGTTTGCAGAAGTTCATTGAAATAAGGAGCAACCATTGTGATGTGGCGCCCCGGCGAAATTTCAAACCGAATGTGCCTTTCAACCGGCATGGGAAGGTCTCCTTGGTTTGGGGTGGAAATGACGTTTTGGCTTTATATACGGATTACAGCGCCATATTCTGCGACCGACAACGCAATAGTCTTTGCCGATATTCACTTCAATTGCCCCATCCGTGCAAGCTGCATTTACCTGCATATAAAGCCGCAGATAGGTTCTTGCTATTGTATACGTCGGACATCCTCCGAGAATTGTCACAGGAACTTTCGCCCCGTGCTGAGCAATCCGAACACGAAATTCCCCGTACCGTGTCCGTTTAATCTTTGCTTTTAGGAAATGCTCCATTGTCAGCGATGAATTGCCGGACAGTATCTTCGCTTCCAACGAAGTGAGGGCTAAGCCCACGGCTCCAGAAAGTGACAAAGACCCGTCCTTTTTCATTGATTTGTTTAAGCTCATCTTGAGTTAACTCCCAACAGACTGTGATGTTTGTTCCATTGTCATGAACTGCAAGAGGCACAACACGTTCTTCTTCTCCCGGAGGCGCTTTGAAGATACGATTGCACCCAATAAATCCAATTCCAGAGCCCATGACAATTCACGGCAAATTTTTCAAACGCCAAGAAACCATTTCTTGGGCACATTGAAATGCTTCATCTGCCTTGGCCGGATTGGGTTCCGCGGGCAGTCGGCTGACCAAACCCAAAAGGTTCTTGAAATGAACTCTTGCATTGTGTTGATCGCCTCTTTCAAGAGCGGACCAAATGGCGACAAGAGACGATGCCCGTTTATCGCGCGCTAAAAGAACAAACATCGGTTCATCCGGCGCGGCTTTTTTGTAGCAATCGTATTTGCCGGGGTTAAGTTTCGTGGCCATTTCACTTTCTCCTTGTTTCCACCGGCACAGCCTCGCGCCAGTACGGTTCAATTTTTCCTTTCAAAACCGTTCCGTCATTTTTCTTTGCCGTTCCGGTTTCGACATTGTATCCTCTCAGACTTGTCCCCATATCTTCGCCGTTTATTCTCACACCAATTCGACGGCAAAGCTCGATGTTAAATCGACTGACAACAAGTCTTTGCGGCAACGGTTCATCCGAGATACATTCGATTGACATCTTCTTCTCGTTTTCTTTGTTCCCGTTCCCACTTGGTTCGTTCTTTGTTGCTGTCACAGAAAGGTTCGTAGAGGCATTCCTCGACATACCTTCCACAGTTGACGCAAGGGCTAAAATCCCCATCGCCAAATTCATGCGGTTTTTGTGCATCATTGGTCATTGCCTTCACTTTCTTCCACATTGAAGATTTCGACACCCTTGTTCGGCGCCAACAGGACAAACACATCCGCGTTGGATAATATGAGAAGGCCAGCGGAATTCAGGCATTTCAGTAATCACACGACGAATATCGTCTGGAAGATTACCTTGGGCTTGATTGTGCATTTTCCGATTGGTTTCAATTTGATGTTGAATTCCAATCGTTCGACTATCTATGCTTTCTAATTCGTTTGACAATTTACGCAAACGATTTTCGTGATTTTCTCCACCACTTTCCACTTGTGCAAGTCGATCAAAAGCAATTTCCAGCTTCTGATTTAACTCCACCAGCCTGTTGTCAAAATTCGCCTGTTCGCCTTTGATTTCCGAAAGTTCGGCCCGCTGCGCATCAATGCTTTCTATATTAGATTTGATGCCGTCAACATAAGCAGCAGTAGTAACATCAAGCTTTGTATTAAGCCTTTCCAATTCGGATTTAGCATCGAATTTTTCCTTCTTCGATGCGGGGGTTTTAGTTGACTTGCTCATGCCACAGTCTCCTGATTTTTCCATCTTTCCATTCAACAAGGCCCTTTTCATGAAGCAGGTAGTTTTTAACCGTCCATTCGCCACGGTTAGGTATTGATGTGAATTCCCACGGGACTTCTCGAAGAATTTTCTTTTCATCCTCAGAAATTTCCGGTGGGATTTTCAACAACCGACAGGCCTCTTCAATGATCGGTTTTTGAATGAGAGGATCAACAGGCAATTCAACCCGATTTCCATCAACATACCATTCACGTTCAGTTGTTCGTGATTTTCTGTAAGAACGGTCTATGAATTTTAATCGACGAATTTGTTTACACCGATAGGTATAAAAGAACATATCAGGGCCGTGCCCGTGTTGTGCTTCTATAAATGAACAGTGTTTTGTGATATAATCATAAGTTAATTCCACATGTTCGTGCGGAGTACCGTAGAACTCACATCCTTCGTCTTCACAAGTTTTCATTTGTTTTTTCTCCCGCTAAACACGATTATGATCGCTGGGGCCAGAATGATAATTATTGCCGTCACCATTGCTATATCTGGGTTCATTTGGAGCCTCTTCTTTGAAGTTGAGAAACAACAGTCCACAAAGCCATAGCCCAATCCAGAGCCAAAGCGGCCAAAGTTCAAACAGCGTTTCCATATCTTACCTCCTTTGGAAGGTACGGTAATTGCGCCCGCACCCATGGTTCTTTCCCGTCATGGAAAAACCCCTTCCGTTGTTTCGGCGACCCCATGATTTTTGCAATTGTTTCGGGGTCACGAAACGTACAATATTCAAGGAATTCACATTTGCTATTCCAGGCAAAGCAAACATCCCCAGAAGTTGCACGTGGGAAGAATTGGTATTTCGAGAACTCAGCAATCTGATCTATATTGACGCAAAGCCCCCGAAGCCAATCCTGTAAATCTTCTTTGGATTTTTTGAACCAATGTGATTGCACCTTGGGCTCAAGCAAGTCCACATAGGCAATCAGATAGTTTGTATTCAAATCATCCATTTCATGGCCAAGACAATGTTCAAGGATCATTCCGTATGGAACAGTTTGTTCATCGAACTCATATTTGGCCGAAAAGTCATTGGCCCAGCGCCGTGTGGTTTTAATATCCGATGCAAAATAGCCATATTCAAAACTGTCATAAAGCACCGCGTCAATGAACCCCACATAATAGACCGGCACCGGAAGTGGCGCGTTTGTAATTTCAATCACAAACGGCACTTCAATTGCAGGACGCGTAATTCCGTCCAAACCTTTGATTTCCACTAATTGGTATTTCGTCGCACTTGGATGGGAAATCATTGCTTGGAGGGTTGAAAACGACGCTTCAAGCGACCGCGTTACGTTATCGGATTTTTGAAACTCCAACTCGTAGGGAAATTCCTTGAGAAATTCCATTGCGGCTTTGTCTTCATCCCGGTGAATGAGAAAATTCTGATAACCGGCATGAAGCGCTTTTCCAACATCCGCAGGAAAATTCCCAGTATCTTCTATGCCAGGAATGCGCTCAAGATCACCGTACATTTTCTTGAATTCAAACTTTCGCCAACAACTTTCCGCTGTAGTTTGGGTTGAATGCGAGAGAATGATTTTATCGGTTGAATATTTCCATTTGAATTCACTCATCAGAATGGGCTTTCAGATAAATAGATTTACATCCCGGCGAACAGAAATGGCGGTTCAATCCAAGATGGCCGTGTTTGATGTATAACCATCCCGCTGCTTTTGCCTTTTCCCAAGCCGTCATAAACGACTGGAAAATTCCGGTTGGAAACGCATCCGCGCAAGTATCGCAGCTAAAGATAAAACCTTCGTATTTGTCTTTTGTGCTACTCATCAGCTTATCCCCAGATCACCAAGCAGACCGGAAAGTTCATCAACTTCCTTGTCGGCTTTTCGCTTGAATTCTTTCTTTTCGGATTTGTTCCGCGCCGCCACATTGAACGCCCTACGCAACCCGCGAATGATAAGGTTGAAATCCCCGTCATTCATATGGGCTTCGAGTTCGGGGCTTTCTTTCAGTTGGATTGCAATTGTCCTGACAACTTGCCCGACGAGTTCTTTTTGTTCGATATTCGCTGCAAGATAGTCAAGATTTCCCCGAAGCTTTTCCATTTCAACAGGAACAACCGGGGCGCCTTCTGGCTGCGGTGCGTTTTGTTGTTCCTGTCTTGGGGCGATTACCTCTTTGGGTGTTTTCGCCTGAATAGTTTTCAATGCGGATTGGGCAGGTTGTTTGGGCTTTTCACTTGCCACTTGCTGTTTCACAGCTGCCGTTGCCGCTTTAAGCGCAGACAATCCACTGGTTTTTTGTGGAACCGCAGGCGCAGGATTTGGAGGAGTAATTTCCACAGGTTTTTGTTCCGGCACCGGCGCTGGTATTGGCTGGACTTTTGCCTTTGCCATTTCGGCAAGAGAAAGTCCGGTTTTTGTTGGCGCTGGACTTGCCACCAATGGGCTTGCCGCCGCCGGTTTCACTTCCGGTTTCACATGTGATGCCTGTTGCTTTTCCGCTTTTTGTTTATCCAACATATCTCGTAATGACATTTCTAGCTCCTGTTGTTTGCCATTTCTGCGGCATCCCGTTTGTCAACTTCTTCGAGAAGATTTTCCAACTCGTCATAGACCGAGCCTTTAACTTGAACTCGCGTATAGGTTCGCACCAAGGTTACTTGGTCTTTTCCTTCGACAAGTTTGATACCAATTGTCACCAGCATCCACTTGTCAAGTTTCTTGCCTTTATTGGCATTTTTCATCCGAATGCGACTGAGGATGTTTCTCATTGCCGCCACAAACGCATGGCCTTTATTGCGGCCAACCGTGAAGGTGAATTGCTCCCCAATTTTCGTTTCCGAAAGCATCTTCACCAGCATTTCGCGTGGACGAAGCGATTGGATGATAATCGAAGTCAATTCATTCGACGGTTCTTGTTCGATTTCCTCGATCATTTCATCGTCAAGGACGCTTCCGTCGAGAACAATGTCATCCGCTGACAATTGTTTCTCGAATTGATCGAACGCTTCTGGACTGTCAAACATCGACAAGTCCAATTCCGGTTTTCGTTCCGAATTGGGGATTGGTTTTTCCCCTTTCCGGACTTTGTCAAGCAAGCTCATTTTGCATACCTTTCTAGAATGAACAAACCATCACGGTAAGTTCGCTGCAATTTATCCGTTATGTCACTTCCAAAAAATCCAATTAGATAGCAATGAAAAAGCGAAATTGCCTTGTCATTGGCATCTTCTTGAAGTTGAACTTCCGAACCCCAATTTTCCTGATTAGGGTTCCAGTTGTTTTCGTCACAAAATTTCGCCCGATCAAAAGCTAGATGCCACTTCAGCATCATTCTTGATTTTTCACAGATCGGACATTCCATAATACACGGAACATCCGATCTGCCGAGTTTCAAACCACAAGTTTTACAATGGACGAGCAATTTCATAACTCACCTAAAATGTATAGGTTCTTTGAGTTTAAAAGTGCCTCCATTTAGATACAATGTCTCAAATAATATGACACATTTTTCATCAGCTTCGATATAACCATTCCCATCGACAGTTCGTATAAATAGAGTTTTTCCATTCCACCACGTTAAAACCTTACCTTTAAATCGTAAACATGGTGACAAACCAACATCCGGATGTAAATTTATATCCCAATTTATTTGTACTGATTTTATGTAATTTATCGGCACATATTCATCACGAACCCAAACATGACAATGTGCTGAAGCTACCATGTGAGCGCAAAATGCAATTGCTTTTGCAAGTGTTAGATTACTCAACATTTTCTTCCTCCACAATTTCCATATCTTCCATGTGTTTGTTGGCCCAAAGAATTGGGAATTTGTTTGTATCAAATTCCTCAGTATCATCCGATTTGGTTTCAATCAAATACGAACGAATTTTCTCTGCAATTGTTCGCCCTTTGATTGATTGGTTTGTTATTGCCTGTTGTAATCCGCGCGCATTGCAAATTAAATAAACATTCTGTTTTGCCCGCGTCAGCGCCGTGTAGAGCCATTCGCGCTTAAGCATTACCGAATTTGCTGAATGACAAACGACGATGATATTTGCGTATTCGCCGCCTTGGGCTTTATGACAAGTTGTGGCATATCCAAAGACGACTTTCGAATAATCGCCCGCCGTGGAACAAACAAACGATTGTCCGTTGTCGAATTTAATCGTCATAACATGACTGGATTGCCGCTGATCCTCGGCTTCTTTTTCTTTCTTTCCATCGCCGGTTTCTTCACCTTCAAGGGCAAAGTTTATCGCCGACATATCAAGATCAATTTCCAGCGGATCATCATCGTCAGCATCATCGTTTTCTGAGAAATCAACTTGAGCACGTTTCATGTCATACTTGCCGTTGACATTTATGCTTTCGACAATTCCGACCATGCCATTGGTAATCGGCGGTTCTGTGTTATTGATATTGGCGATTATCATCACCTTGTCGCCCATGGCAAAATAAACATGTTGTTTGCCGGTGTGAATGTTCACACGTTTGTTGACAATTATTCCATTTTCACGCCGCTCAGGATTGAACATTGTGACAAGGTGACTATTCAATTCAAGCTGACCGATCATGCCTTTGTTTTGCGGCACAATGATCGTATCACGATAAGGATCATAGCGGCCAAGTTCATGCAATTTTCGAATAACATTCAGCACATAGACTTTCATTTCCCCTTGACCGGCAGGCGCTTTCTTTTCGCCCGAATTCCCAATCATGTGAAAATTACTTGCATTCTCTAGCGGTTTTCCGTTGAGGACATTATGTGCATTCCGAATGATTGCATTGTTTGCCGCTTGGCGATGAATTTGCGTCAATTCAAACACAGGCCAATGCCGCATCGCATAGCCAAGAATTCCTTTTCCATATGCCGGTGGCAATTGGTTTATATCACCAATCAACACAATCCTGACATTTGGATTTGTCGCCGCAATAAACTCATTCCAAAGCGGAATTGGTATCATCGACGCTTCGTCAAAAATGAACACGGTGAAAGGTAGTTTGTTCATTTCGTCAAAACTTGGACGAAAAACCCGCCGCGTCTTTGTCACTTCGATTTTTGAAATTGGATCAAAATCTTCATAATCCTCATACACCGGCGCATAGCCGAGCATGGAATGAATTGTTGAAATTGTCCGATGGTATTTTTCTGGCATTGCCCGTCGAAATTGCTGACTTGCGCGCCCAGTATAAGCCGCACCCGCAATTGACGGGATTAAATCCGCTTCGTTTTCTTCGCCTTTTGGAGAGGCCCGAACTCGCATTGGTTTATCGTCCGGCCCCTGAATTGTCTCAAAATAAGTTTCCGCGTAATTGATAACTTTCACGCGCTTTGACAATTCCTCCACGATGCGTTTCGTTACGGTTGTTTTACCCGTACCCGCCGCACCAATCAGGACTGAAAATTGGTTTTCTTTTATTCCTCGAACTGCTGCAATTTGGCTTGCGTCGAGTTCAATTTCTCCTCGACTTGTTGCATCTTCCATTGCTCTAGCAGTTTCTTCGATCGCTCTGGCGAATTTTTCCTCTGCTTCGTTTTTAACGAGTGATGGGCTCTCCGCCGAGCGTAAAGATTTTTCGGTTTCACGTTCATATTCCTTCGTTACTTTTTCCGCCTCACGTTTAGTCAAGCCGGTGCCGCGAAGATTGACATCATCAGGTTCAATTTTCTGACGGTCAATTTCCGCTTGCTTTTGGCTTTCGCGAACTTTCTGGAGCAAACTCATTTTTTGTCCTTTATTATTTCATAGAGGATTTTGACAATTTCATCCCGTTCAAGTCGTGCAATTGTTTGTCCTTGAGCATCGAAAGTTTCAATCATTCCGAGCTCAAAAAACAAACAAATGTCCTTTCCGATTGCAAATTTCTCGAACATTAATGCGGGAGTGAATTCAACAAAAATTGCATAATCCGCTCCATAATCAATGTCTTTTGCACGGCCAATTACAAAGCCGAGAAATTTGCATTCAAGCGTATCCGTTCGGGCGAGTTCCGCCTCTACCGCATGTTTGACTTTTTCCATGCGGTTTCCGATTTCTTCTTTGGTCATTTTAGTTTCCTTGAAGTTTGGCTTTCAAAAGACTGAAAGCGGATTGAGTTTTCGTCTGTGTTATGGTTTCAGTTTTCGCTTGAGATTGCGCGCGAATTGTTTGCAATAAACCTGACTTGGGTTTTTGCTCGCCGAGTTCAATCCGCTTTTGAATTTCACTTGGAATTTCGCGCCGAGAAATCCGCCGGACAACCACGGTATCATCTTCATCCCAATCATCCGGGTCCGCGAATTCGTCAATTTCAATCGACGCGAGTTCATTCAGGTTGATTTCAACCGGGCGCTTTTCACCAGTAAAGCCGTTCATTCGCGCACGTTCATCTCTTGCCGCTTGATTAAGCGGGGCGAGAATATCCGTTAGCGCGGAATAGGCGTGGTTGATTTCATCTTTTTGAAGTTTGCGCCGCGAGGTTTTTTGCATCCGAATATTGGATGGGCCTTTTGCCATTTCGCTTGGCGTGTTTGGAATATCCTCAAACCGCTTGCGCTTGATTGCATAATCCGCATGACCAAGGCTTGTCATTGCCGCGTCAATTGCTTTCTTGATTGCTGGGATTAGTTCGCCGCTGCAAGCAAGCAAAGCAAGTTGTTCAGAAGATTGCGCGGAACGCCCCACAAGGCGCGAAAGGTAGCGAAACGTATCGGGCGTGTAGGTTAAAAGGTGACAAAGATGGGCGCATAAATCGTCCCACGCATCATCGCCAAATTGCGAAAGCAACGCATGAGCCCGCGCGAGAGACCAATAACGCTCGGCATGGCCGTTTATAATGCGTGGGTCTTCGTAGAACCTTGCGGTTAAAAGATTGAAGCAAAAACACGCATAGCCAATTGGGTCTTTAAATTGCAATTCATCAAGCGCCTTATTGTCGGTTTTCACCCACGCGGGATGCACTTCAAGGCCGTGGCTTGAAAAGATTGCTTCCGCGATTGCGATTTTTCCTCGCATTTTTATCGCTTCAAGAATGCTGTTTTTTTCGCGAATTCCAATTTTTGCTCCTGTTTTTGCGCAAAAAATCGCAAAAGGATCAATTGAAACCGCAAGAGTTGGATTGTTGACGCGCACGGAAAGTTCTTTTTCCGCCGCCAAGGTCTCGCTTGATGCGATAACCCCTTGTAATTCCAAGATGTTTGCCATGGAAAAAATTCCTATCCTTCTAGTGACCGATCATGGTTGCATGAAACCGCACCCCAGGTAAAGGGGTCTGGAAAAATAATTGGGGACTGTGACATTTTTGCAACACTCACTTCCCGGTCGAAAGGCTTTCGCGCCGCCTGGATGATTTTTGACTTCTCACGTTTCAACACAATTATTGTCATTCGCATTATAGGTTTGCCCCGGTTGGCAACCAATGTGTTTTGCCTTCGGCAGCTATGATTTTATTGTCATTTCAATTTGCATATTCCTCTTGCTGTTTATTCGTTGGCTTGCGCCATTCAATTTTTCACTCGGAATTTTTTCAATCTTTTTGAAATATCACAAAGAATATCACTATCAATATCAATCCCACTGTCAATGTCACTGTCACGTCTTTGGACTTCCAGCCCCTGACCGATAGCCTTGGTGTGATTTCCGCCCATATTTACCTATATTCCCGTGATTTCCCTGCATTTTACCCCTTTCCACCTGTTTATGCCCCATTCGGTGTCCTTTTTTTCGCTATTTGGGGTATCAAGGACATTAGACTATAGGCCCCCCATCGAAAATTGATTTTACCTAAAGAGCATAAAGGGGAACAAAAGTGGGGAGAAAACACAGGCAAAAGCATTACACGAATTGGGGCAAAAACACGGGCTAAAACGCAACTCGGACCATTGTACACTGCCGACGGTGTGGATAGGGGGTGGGGCCGGGGTCGTGACATTCGACATTGACATTAGTATTTGACATTGAAATTTGGAATGAAACTGCAACCGCCAGTGAAATAACAATCTCCATTTCAAATGATATTCGTGATGATATTTTTTCTGATATTCTTCTGATTTCGCGCCTGATATTGAATTTTCATCCTCTGTGATTTTTCTCGTTATTTCTCTTTCTCTCGCTTTTTCATTTGCATCATCTTCCAAAATGTGCAGACTAACACTTGTCAGATGCGCCCTTGCACTGACTTAACCAATGGAGTTTTGAAAATGACTGAAGTTCAACAGGCAAACACTGAACAGGCGACTAGCTTGTCGGAACGCGCCAAAGACTTGTTTGATCGTTACACGAAACGCGGCAAGATCATCGTTGATACCAACAATGATGAAGAAACCACGGCTTTCGTGTCGATCGTGGATATGCTCACAAAAGACGAAACCGAAAGCGTGGTTGATTGGACCGAAAAGGTTGGCAAAGACCAAGGCTTCACGAATTTCGCCCTTGTGCGGAATGAAAACGATGGCTCCAACCGCGTAATCGCCGTGGCAAATGCTGAAACCGCGTTGGCGGATGATGTGGTTAAGCGCAATCTCTATCGTCTTTATACCAACCGCGTGTTGAATGCGGCGGGCGAAGATGATGCTTCGGAAGCCCAGTTTGTCATTCCCTCCGGCTGCTTCAAAGCGCGCTATGACTTGGATGCGTTCAAATTCCAAGCCAAGGCGCTTGCAAAGGCGCTTCACAAACAAGGCGTCAATGGCGTTACGGTTGCTTCGTTGCGGATGGCGTTTGCCAATTCCGCGTTCGCTGCAACGCAATTCGCGCGGGTCAAGCCTGATATGTGGCAGAAGATTATCGGTGTTGCCAAAGCTCGCGCACAACAGGCTGGTTACGATGTGGCAATCTTTGATTACTGGTTGTCCACGCGTGATGCAAAGACGGATGAAATCGGCGAGATTGATCTGAACCTCGAAGAGTTCAGCACTGATGTTTCCGACGAAGGTTCGGAAGAAAAAACGGCTGAACAGCCCGCCGCTTAAATTAGCCTTTTAACTTGCGCCCCTTGACTTAGATCGTTGGGGGGCGTTTGTTAAAGTGCTAGGATTTTCGGAGGCCAAAAATGAGTGCTATTAATCAGTTGTTAATGGGTGTGGAGCTATATAATCGTTGTGACTGGCCGGTGTGGTCACTTCACTACTGCCTTTTGGTTCTAACATTGGAGAGTTGCTAATGGCTTTTAATCTCAAATCTCACATGCATCCAGAAGCTACGTTTCGCGCGCCCGGTTCGGTGGCTGATTTCTTGGTGCCCGAAGATCAAGCCACTGAGGTTTCGCCGCCGGGGCCTGTCAATTTCCGTCCAGGCATCGCCGATTTCATCTTCGGCCTTGGCATTGTCATTCTCTGCATTTCCTCCCTCGCCCTGTCGCTCGCATGGTGACCATGGAAATTTTCCTAGACGGGGGGTGCATTCCCCCCATTTTTTCTATGGGGGCCCCGGCCATTAAATAGCTCTCACCTAACCTTTCTGAGGAAAAAATGAAAACCCCACCCAAAAAGAAAGCGGAAGAGGAAAGAGGAAGCGAAAGCGAATTTTCCGCAGGAGAAAAAAATTCGGGGAAAAAATTCGAAAAAGAAATTTCGCAAAAGGGAATTGGGTTCTTGCCGTGTCAGCATGTCGGGTGTCTGGGGAAGGGTGAATTTGTTGGGATTATCTGCATTCCGCCGACGGGGTGGGCGAAGGACGAAAAGACGTGTTTGAAAACCGAGGTGGGCTTGCCGCTGTGCGGGGAACATGTTAAGGAAATTATTATTGAAGATTTTCTAACGGAAGAAGTTAAAGAAGTATTTCTTATGCAATTGCATTCAATGTATGGGCGAAAAATTATTTTACCGGACTGGAAACGGGCGTGGCTTGTTAGGGGTAATGCGGCGGATTTTCATTACCTTTTCAAGGAAATTGAACCAGAAACGAGACAGTAATGGGCGAAGAAATTTCCTTTCCGAGGGTGGTGATGCCTGACGCGATAACGCGGCAACGGGCGGGAAATCTTGCGGCCTATGGGTTTATTGATACCCAAATTGCAGATACTTTGTTGTTGAATATGGATCAGGTTGCTGCAGTTATGCAGACGCCGGAATTCCATGAGGCCAAATCAAAAGCGCTGGCAGAAAGAACGCAGCGACAAATTGATTTGGAAGAGGGATGGGATGCGGTTGAGGAAAAAGCTCTCGCGTCGATCTTGGAAACACTTCAATATAATCGTGATCCGCGGTTTGCCTTGGGGGCAGCGGCAATAGCCAATAAAGCCGTCCGCAGAACTCCTGGAGGGAATGGAAAGGTCATCAATGCAGCAAAAGCGGGGAATGTAATTGTTCTCCAAATGAATAACAAATTTGTGCAGAAAGTCCAACAGCAATCGGAAGACGGCGAAGTGGTGGATGTTTCACCCAGGCCGGTGACGCAAATTCCAAAAAAGCGTAGTGATGTGCCAACACCGAATGCAGTTTCGACTTTGCTTGGGATTGTAACTGCCAATAAGATGGCAGAAGAAGTTACTGTGGATGCAACTGCGGAAGCGTTGAGGCTTGCGGGAATTGATTTCACGGGAGACCTTGAATGAGTTTAGAGGCGTCGCAAGAAGAAAATTTGAATGCCGGGTTTGAGGAAATGGCTTTTCGTAAGCCTGCCGAAACCGTTGGCATTCAGATGGATGCGGGGCAAATCCTTTGGAATTTGAAACATTCTGGGCGGTTCTTCATTCAATTTTTCCTCGGCGAAGAACTTGAGTTTGATATTCCTGATTTTCATCTTGAGAGTTGGGAATTGTTAACGATGCCGGATATTTTGAACATTGCTTTGGCGTTGCCTCGCGGCCATGCGAAAACGACGTTGATGAAATTGGCGGTCGTTTGGCATTTCCTTTTCAGTCCATATCGTTTTGCGGTTTATCTTTCAAATACCCTTGCAATTGCTTCAGAAGCGTGTAAGGATATTATCAACTATTTGCAAAGTGATAATTTCGTATCCATGTTTGGTGCGGTGCTTTTTCAAACTGCGCAAGACACAAGAGGATTTTACAAATTTAAATTGTACATTCCAGATGGGACTGGGAATTCAATAGAGAAATTCTGTATCCTTCGTGCATTGGGTGCCGGGCAGCAAGTTCGCGGTATGAACGTGGACAATACCCGTCCAGAACTTGCGTGCGTGGATGATCTTGAAGATGATGAAAACACAGCCACGGCGCTTTTGCAGCGAAAGATTATATCGTGGTTTTATGGGCCGTTCATGAAGGCTCTCACCCGGCGGCGTCCGAAGATAATGTATGCTGGGAACATGCTTTCAAACAAATCAATTCTTTATCATATTGTGGTGAAATCTGATCTTTGGCATAGTATTCGTTATGGATGTTTGAAGTCAGATGGCACGCCGCTTTGGGAAGACCTTTGGTCCAAGGATGCAATTCGAGCAGATTATCTGGAGTATCAGAAACTAGGACTTGTTGCTCGGTGGTTTGCCGAAATGATGAATATGCCCATGGCGGAAGGTGCCGGGCTTATTGAAGGAAGTCAAATACCATACGCGTCGCCGCTAGTGCCGGGTGAACAGGAAGCGGCATTTGTCACAGTTGATCCTGCAATTTCAAAAGAGGTGTGGGGCAATGACACGGCAATTGCAGTTCATGCGTTGATGAATGGTGTGTGGCATATTACGGAATTTGTCACAGGGAAATACCAACCAGATCAGTTATTTCTGATGCTTGTGGAACTTTGCCATAAGTGGAATACGCGTGCGGTTGGTGTTGAAGCGGCTGGGTATCAGAAAGTTCTCAAATTTGTATTTGATGTTTTGGCCCAGATGTATAATCAGAGTTTTGAAACTCACCTTGTTCCGCATAAAAATAGAAGCAAGACCGAGCGGCTTGTTGCGTGGTGTTCACTGCTGCGCAAAGGTGTTTGGGTGCTGGAAGAAGGTGATTTTGCAATCACGGAGCAATTGCTTCAATATGATCCGTTGAAAACAAACAATGTGGATGATCTTATTGACGCGTGTGCTCAGGGACCGACGATGGTGGAATTGTATTTGCCGTCTATCATGGAACGATACGAAGTTGATCCTGCCAGATTTGCAATATCTACGGGGTATTCGGTCTGTGCAAACTAGGAGGTTGTCATGGCTTATAAAGATTTGAAACCTGGACGTGGGCAAGAAGCGGGCAAGAACCAATATGCATTGCCGCAGAAAACCAAAGGCAGGCAATTCACGGGTGGAAGTTCGGTTACAAAGCCGGCGACAATCACAGTAACTGATAAAGCGGCATTGCCGATCCTGGCAAATCCAGAAATGGAACAGAAACTTGTCAAGCATATTCTTGACAGGCTGCGGCTTTCAGATCAGGAACGTGCGTGGCGAACTCAGCGGATGGTTGATATTGATATTCAACTTTCCGGGTTTATCAGGCATGATCGTGATGATGCAAAACGTGATCGGGATAATAAGCGAGGTAAATCGCCGAAACCGACCAAGCATAATTTGCCGCTTGCTGATGCTCAGCTTGACGAGGCAAACACATATTTGCTTTCGGTTTTTGCCCCCGATATGGATATTTTCGAGGCGACTTCCAGGGCCGACAAACAAGCGGTGGCAAAAGGCTTGACGGAATATATCAATCGGAATGGTCAGTCCGCGCAGTATTATCGCGAATTTTCCAAGATGCTGGGGAATGCTCTCAAGTATAACCTTGGCGGCATGTACTGTGCTTGGGAAAAACACATGGGGGTAACCTTTGCAAAAACTGCAGGGGGCCAGTTGAGTAAAAAGCCCGGTGTTGTGTGGGAAGGAAATGTGTTGAAATCGTTCGACATGTATAACTTCCTTTATGATACTTCGGTGCATCCGGTTGACCTTCCAAAGAAGGGTGAATATTTCGCAGAGGTTTGTATAAAGACCCCGTTCCGTATTAAGAAGATGGCGGATGACAAGCAATTGTTTGGTGTGGATCGGTTTGTCGGTGAAAACAGGCAAGTCCAAGCCCAACCAACGGCGCCTGGAAGTGGTGTGTCTTCTGATCAGATTTATTTCTACATGCAGCCACCGGAAGTTCGTGATGGAACGGCGCAACCGATTGGGGCCAGGACGAATTGGAAACAAACTCTTTCAGATGGTGGACCGGCCAAGGACTCAGAACCGACACAGGAATTGGTCTATTTTACTGGGTGGCTTTGCCCCAATGATTTTGGACTTTCCAAAAGCAAGAACCTTGAAATTTGGCGTATAACACTGGCCAATGGTAAGTTTATTGCAAATGGGGTTCAATTGGAAGACAGCCACGGAATGCTGCCATGTGGAATGGCGTCACCGATTGAGGATGATTTGAATAACGATCAGCGGACGTATGCGGAAAAGCTCTTGCCGTTGCAACATTTCGCGTCGTTTCTTCTCAACACCCATCAAGATGCCACCAGAAAGTCAATCTATGGTATCACCGTTTTCAACGCCCATGCGTTTCCTGGGCTTGACAAATCGGAAGATGAATTAATTGGGGCCAAAATCCCGATGCGTTCATCGGCAAGTGAAATTGATATTGATAAAATCTTTCGGCATTACACGGATGTTCCCAATACCGATCAGAATGTGACCATGATTGGGAACATCGAACAAATTATGCAGAAGATTTTGCCCACAAATCAGGCTCAGCAGGTGGCAGACCTTGAACGGGCGACCACATACCAAGCGGCAGCAACCGTTCAGGCAAGCAATCGCCGAAACTTGAAAATTGCGCGGATTATTTCCGATCAGGCATTGCAGCCGATCAAGTTTCAAATGACCTACAATATATATGCCAATGTTACGTCAATTGAATACGTCGATGAAGCCGGGCAGGTGCAGACAATTTCGCCGTCCGATTTGATTGACGCGGATATTGAATTCGACGTTGGAACCGGTCTCAAGGGAATTGATCGTTTGATCCAAATGCAGGTGATGAAGGAAATTCTCACCGCATGTCTGCAATCCCAACAGGCAATTCAAGAGCTTGATATTGTCGCGTTGCTGAATTACATTGCTTCGATTGCGGGCGAACGCACTGATCTTGCACAATTCCGTCGGCAACAGCCGCTGCCTGCTCAGCCTCCCGCACCGGGAAATGCCCAAGTGCCCCCAGCGACAGGTGAAACAGGCGCCGGTAGCGCGCCAGCCGCGTCTTAAAACAGCAAGGAGAATTTCCAATGTCTCTCGTCGCCCTTATCAATACCGAAATCCTGGAGCAATTTCAAGGTCCAGAGCAGGAAAACCTCAATGTCATTTGGGGTTCAAACTACATCCGAACCTTCGCTCAAATGCAGGCATCGAAAGCGTCTCAGGAACTGGCCCGGTTGGACCCGGAACAGTTTACGGGGGCGGATGCCGCAAACAAGTATTACCAGCACGCTAAAGATTTGCGACTTCTTTATCGTTTCTGGAATGACCTTCTGAGTTTCTCGGAAGACTGTGCGTCCAAAGTAGTCGCTTCATCGTAAACAACTTAAGGAGAAGTATCATGGGTATGTTCAAAAATTGGATGGGTCAAAATGATGACCGGCCTGCGGGAAATTCCAATAACAATTCTGGGGGGAATAATCCGCAAAATAACGGCAATAACAATAACAATAACACAAACAATAACAACAACAATAACACCGACAATAAGAATGACAGTATCGACGATTTGGTGCAGAACATATGGAGTGATGTGAAGGACGGAAATTCTGGTGGCGGAAATCAGCCGCAAAATCAGCAGCAACCGCAGAACCAGAACAATCCGAACAACAACAATAACAATGGGCCGCAGAAAACCCCGGAGGAGCAGATCGCGGACCATTTGAAGTCGGTGGGTCTGGAACCAATTCAATTGACGGAACAGGACAAAACCGCGTTGCAGAGTGGTGATTTTGGTGGTGTGATGGATCGCATCAATCAGAAAATCACGGGGGCTTATATCGAAAGCATGAAGGCTTCGAACAAGCTCATCGAAAATGCGGTGACAAAGGCGGTCGATCAGGCCGTTAACAAGTCCAAGAATTTCGTCGAAGGAACCCAACTTCGGGAATTGTTGAACGAGAAATTGCCTTTCACAAAGGATGCTTCAATTGGTCCCGTTGCCGAAACAATCATGCAGCGGCTTCTCGGAAAAGGGGCAACAAAGGACCAAGCGTTGGATGGTGTGCAGAAATGGTTCGACCGCACATTCAAAACTGTGAACCCGGATTTTCAACCAAATCCGAATAGAAACGAGGGATTTCGGAGGACGCCACAAAGCACCTCCGAAGATACGGATTGGCTGAAAGCCCTACAGGGGAACTAAGCGATCCCGAATTTTTGGAGTAACGACAATGGCAGTCAAAGGCGTGTTTTCTTCGGACTCCGGTATCATCGGCGATCCGAAAGGTGATTTTGCCGCAGGTTTGCTTGAAGCAGTTCCGACGGGTTCGGCACCGCTTTTTGCACTCACCAGCGGTATGAAAAGCCGTCCGGCAACGGATACGGTGGTCAATTGGTTTGAAGAACAGCATCTTTCGGGCAGAACGCTCGTCAATGGTGCGGTGGCTTCAACTGTAACGACTTCCGTGACGGTCGACGACGGTTCAATCTATGTTCCGGGCGTCATCCTCATGTCGGAACTGACTGGTGAATATTTCTATGTTACTGCGGTGGCCGGAAACGTCCTTACCGTTGTGCGTGGTTTTGCCGGTTCCACGGCAGTCAATATCGCGGACGATACCCCGCTTCAGAAAATCGCAAATGCGCAGGAAGAAGGTTCTTCGGCGCCGGTTGCGATGGTTAATTTGGGTTACCCGGTTTTCAACTATGTGCAGCTTTTCCGCAACACGTGGTCGGTTACCGGCACAGCCCAGGCGGTGGAATACTACACCGGTCCGCGGGTGGCGAAAAACAAGCGCGATGCAATGCTTTTTCATTCGGAAGACATTGAACGCGCGTTGTGGTTTGGCCGTCGTTCCGTCGGTATCAAAAATGGTCAGCCTTTCCGTACCATGAATGGTATCGACAGTTTCGTCACAACCAATGTGGTGCCTGCCGGCGGTTCCACGACCTATGACGATATGGACGATTTTCTCCGGGACGTGTTCTCGAAGAATATCAAAGGCCTTCCGAATGAGCGTATCGCGTTCTGTGGAAATCAGGCGCTTTCAGTCATCAACGGAATTGCCCGTCTGAATGGTCATCTGGACATCACCGTTGGACAGACGGATTTTGGTCTGAATGTTCATCGGTGGATTTCGCCTTACGGCAACATTTCGCTGATGACCCATCCCCTGTTTGTGGAAAGTCCGCTTTGGACGAAGGACGTGCGTGTTCTTCATCCGGGTGCAATGACCACGCGCTGGCTGCGTCGTACTCATGAAGATGATTATGACAAGGACGGTTCGCGTGCGGGTGTTGATGCCGATTATGGTGTCATCACTTCGGAACTTTCCATGGAATATGCTGTTGAAGCAACTGCGGGCCGTTTCACTGGTCTGACTGCGGCGGCGGCTGACTAACTTCTTGGAGCCAAACTTGGTGGTGGGTGTTGACGCATCCACCATCTTTTCTTGCGCCCAATGACAGGAGAAAGAAATGAGCCTTATTGATGCAGCAAAGAAAGCGGTTGGTGGCAATACCAATTCGCAGCAGAATTCACAGCCTGTTCCGCAACCGAAAGCGGCGGAAAATGAAAAGCCGACGGGTGCCGATGGTTCCGCGGGGCCGGAAATGAATTCCAGCGCGAACGCCAATGCGCCGACAACGCGGCCAAATCCAGAAGTTGGCAAGCCGAAAACGGTGTCTTTCGCCACTCCGCATTCACCGGCGTATCGTGTGAAACTTGGTGGGGTTTGGCACAAGGGACGTGGTCATGTCCTTGTCATTCCTGATGAGCATGTTCCGGAATTGGAAAAGCTTATCGCCAGCGGTCGTGCGGACCTCGCGCAAAATATGCTTCGGATGAAATCGCCGGAAGAAGCTGAAGCGTGGTTCAAAAAGAAACTTGAAGAAACTGGCGGCGTTCGTCGTCATGCTCAGCAGGGGCCGACTTCTTCGTTGCAACCAAATCAGACGCCAACGGGTGCGCTTATCAAAGACCCCCACGCGCCGATCATGATTGAAACGGAAGAAGTTGAAGGTCAATCCGAGGCAAATGCCAATAAGAATTCCGGCAATGCCGATCATTTGAAGGCGGCTGCAAACCAGCAGACTTCTTAACAGTCCTGCAGGGCGCACGGACAGATAGCCGAGGGTGAGGCATTATGGCGGCAAAACCTTTTCAAACTGCACAGAATGAGAGATCATTCTCCGGTTTGATTGATGATGTCGTTTTATCGAGCGGCAGAGCGCAAAACCTGCGTTCAATCGTTCAATACTCGAATTTAACTATTCGTGAATGTCAAGCCTTCGGTCTATTTGCGCGCGATCGAATTGAGGAACAAGTAATGGCAACGGCAAGTCCTCATATCTGGAACCGTCCTGCGTATTTTAGATCGGTGGGGGCTGTGCGTTATGGCAATGGTGGTTATCCGCGACTGAAACTGCCTGGAAGACAACAGATCAATGTGCCAGAATATTTCTATGCGGCAGATGATTATTATGTTTTCAATGGGGTTTCGGCTGGAGAAACTATTTCGTTTTTGAATTACTATTGGGCCAAACCCCTGCTTTATCAAAAGGCTTTGGGGGTAAATGACGGGGCTTTTCCTGGCGCGCCCTATTCGGTTCGTTCGGCCTATTTTGATATTCTTCAAGACAAGTGGCAATACCTAAATGCCGATGGCGATGGCTACGTTGATACCACCGGCGATGCCGATACGGATGCGGCGCGGCAAAAGAACTCTTCGCATTGGTTCTTGGAGAATTGGTATGACATGATCGCGGATGGAACGAAGGCGAAAGTCTTTGCGCGGTTTGATGATACCGATAAGTCCAATCGAGCTTATGCGCAATACAAAGCAAGTCAAAATCTTCTGAGAAATACTCAGGGATTTGAAAGTGAAGCGAGTACATTTGATGGCTGATCTGACACCAGAGCATATTGAATTGAGCGTGGCGGGCCAAATGCAAATTGATCCCCAGGTTCTTCGGTGGCTTTTGGCGAACATGTCGACTATCAAACAATTGTTCGAACAAATCAATTCCAGGCTGGATGAAATCGAAAGTGAACTCTGATGCTAGTCGAAGGGCGTTTCATTCTCAATCCGCGTAGTGAAAAGCGGCAAGTCATTCGAAACCGGATTGTTTCGGAAGGTGGCTTGTTGTTCCTTCGTTCGCTCTTTCGTGGGGAGGATGTTCTTCCCGTCAGTTTCTATTTGGGCCTGACGAATTCTCCGTATAATTCCGATACAGTTCTGGCGGATATTGAACCCGGTGAGCCTGTGGGGAATGGGTATGCGAGACAGGAATTGACGCGGGATGTTGACCATTGGACGGTCTCGGAAGTTAACGGGTTGCTGCGGGCTCAAAGTGAAATTGTCACATTCACGGCAAGCGCAGATTGGAACCATACTTGGAACCGGATGTTTCTCACTGACGTTCTGCAGGAAAATCCCGGCTCATTGTTTGCCTTGTCGGGGCCTACTGATGGTTCGCAAGTAACGCATACGGGGGATAATCCCGAAGTTCAATACGAATACTGGCTGAGGCAATAATGTCGTCAACTGCGGTCTACATGAAAGACTTGCAAAACTGGGTGCCGGACCTTGATCCGCGGCGCTTGGCGAAGACGGCTATTATTTCCGGTCAGAATTTTCTTGACGATGTGGATGGGCCGAAATCGTACTTTGGCCACAGTTTTGCCGATTTCAATCGGTTCTCTGAAATTTCTCGTGAAAAGATTTCCGAACTCAAGGTGAACGACGAGTTCTTTTATGGCACCCCTGAAGGAGTGTTTCGTCTTAATCCGGATACATTGGCGCTTGAGCTTATTATCGCGGTTAATGTGATCAACACTTACTGGCCGTGGACAGTTGCGTTTGTGGGGAATATTTACTACTTTGCGCAATACAACATTGGCCTGTTCCAATTCAACGCGGTGACCAATGCTGTACAGAAACTTACAACTCCTGCAAATGATCTTGTCCGTTTCGTCTGTGCTTCTTATGGGCGCGTCATTGCTCTTAGCGATACTTTCGTTATGTGGTCTGCGCTCGATGATGGTACGGACTTTGAACCTTCGACGCTCACAGGGGCTGGCGCGCAAGTTTTATCAATCATTGGTAAGACTGGTTATCGCGTTGATCCTGTGGCTGATGGTTTTATCGTTTCTACTGAAAATGGCCTTTTGAAGGGTGAGCAGGTGGCTGCCGTTTACGTTTGGCGGTTTTATGTGCTGTCGAATGATGTGAAAATTAAGAGCCCAAATGCGGGGGTTATTCTTCCTGATATTGGATATCTTGCGCTGGATAAGAGCGGTTTTCATATTACGAACGGTGCGGCGCCCCAGCCTTGGGAAGCGGATTTTGGAACATATCTCAAAGACAATATCATTAAGAATATGGACGAGCGTCAGGTTGGAAATGTCGGAATGTATTTCTCGCAGGCGTCCAGAATTCTTTTTGTCTATTTTGCCCCCAAGATTATGGAGGGGGAATTCAATCAGACTTTTGCGTATTACATGCCATCGCAAGGATGGGGCGAATTCCATTACCGGCATCATGGGATTTTTGAAACTCAAACAGGCTTGGACAAACACAATACCAATTGCTTCATGGATTTGGATGGCTATATCAAATTCTTCAATGGTCAGCCGCAGAGTGAAACGCTTCCGACAATTCCGAATTGTATTGCCGATTATCTGTTCCGTGAAGCTTCCGAGCCGGCCATTAAAAAGGTTGGTAACACCCTTGTCGGTGTAACGGAAGTCTATGGATCGGATTTTGATTGTTCGGCATTTGATATTATAGCAGGTGCTGGACTTTACTTGCCGGATGCGTATGGAAATCCAGTGGCAATTACCTTGCCAAAGATTGGGCTCAATTCTGTTCTCGATGTTGGGATGTTTCGTTTTGCGGCCCAACAGCAGGCGGATGAAGTTTCCGGGATTTCGACTATGCAAGTGGGCGTTTTCCCCGCGGATGTGAATATTTCCGTGGAAGATTATAATGATGCAGAGGAAGCTTCGGAAGAGGATTATAACGACGGCGATGGTAGTGTGGAAGATTATGGAAATCTGACCCCTGCCGATGAATTCACCTTAGAATTGCTTGACACGGATGATGGATTTACGGAGCCGCCGCAGGGATGGGAAATGCTTTTTCCAATGGATTACATTGGGGCGACAATCACATTTTCTGCTACTGGATTTGCGTCCATTTACAAACGGTTTCGTTTTTCGGCCCTTAATCCGGGTGAACAGTTTCGTATCAAATTCATTGACATTGGCGGTCAATCCGCCGGTCGGAGGGTTTAATGGCTGTTTCTGAAAAACTTCAAATCAGAATGACCACTCAGGATGCGGTTGTTTATACCGGTCCGAATGGTCTTATGATTATGGATACAGGTTATACGTCAATTCGCATTCATGATGGGGTTACCGAAGGCGGCAATCTTCTTTTGTCGGCCAAAGGCAATCTTCGTGAGCTGACAAATCCTGCGGCTGCGCGTGCGGCTCTCCAATTGGGTTCTGCGGCACTTTTGGATGCTGATGAAGGCTTTATGGTCGGAGCCAATAATCTTTCGGAAGTTGCCGATCAGGATGCCTCGCGGTTAAATATTGTTGCGGCAAAATCCGGGGCAAATACTGATATCACATCGGTGTTGTTGAACGACCAAGGGCTAACACAAAAAAATGTTGCGGGCGATTTCAAAACAAAATTGTCATTCGGCGGGGCAATTACTGCGGATCGGAAACTAACAATTACCGCTCCGGACGCGGATAAAACACTCACGCTTGCGGATAATGCAACAATTTCTGGTGTCAACACCGGAGATCAGGCAACCAATCTTATTGGCGATGTGACAAGCGAGATTTCAGGCACGGATGTTGTTGTCACACTCAACGATGTTGTTGACGGTGCGGTTGCAGATAATGCCGAGCTTACAATCAATGACAAGGGACTTGTCACTGGCATTGCTGAGCGGGCACAATCTTTTCCAGTCAATAACAAGAACGGCCTTATTGATTGGCCGGGTGGTATAACGGAACAGTTTTATAACGTACTTGTCGATGCCGATAGCGGGGCTGCTTATCTTCAAACTACAATTAATATGTTGCGAGAATTTCCTAAAGCCAATCTTATTACACTTCAACTTACGGCAACTCAAGGTATTTACCCGCCGGATAAAGGGCTTACATACAGTTTGGCTAGTATTTCGACTAGTTTTGGCAGCACTATTTCCAGTGTTGGTGTGGTTGCCAAACGGGCTGATGCGTCAAACATGGCATATTCAGTGGAATTTTGGCTTCGTGTTGTCCACAAAACTTAAGAGGTTCCAATGTCCGGTGCTTTGAAAGATGGTCTTTATCGTTCAGTAATCCAAACTCCGTGGGATAGTACGCGGTGGCCGAATTTCATGCCACGAGAAATCGCTTGCCAGGACGGGGATTGCGTTTATTGCGGTGGGTCAACGTATCTTGATTTGGATGCTCTGGACAAATTGCAGTCTATGCGGCATATGTTGAATACATCGCTTTATATCAATTCAGGCCATCGGTGTCCAGAGCATAACAAAAAGATTGGCGGTGCGTCTGCTTCGGCGCATTTGAAATTGGCTTTCGATATTGGTTTCGGTTCGTTTGATCGCTATGAGGTTTTCTCTGCGGCTATTCGCGCGGGATTTTCTCATTTTGGTTTTATGAAACACGCCATTCATCTTGACACCCGTCCGCTTCATGCGGCGGCGCAGTATTGGTCCTACGGGCCGACAAGTCGGGAATTGTGGAAAGAAGCTTGGCAAAAAGCTTCACTCAATCCCAAGGAAATTCAAGACATTGGAGGTGTCTAATGGTTGATGACACGGAAATTTCAGGCGGTGTTACCGTTCCTGATGAGGATTACGAAGGTGAATTGGAAGTGGTTTCCAAGTCCATTTTCACTTCAAAAATCTTTTGGGGCGCTGTGTTCTCGCCGCCGGTTGGTTGGCTGACCACCCACGTGTTTGTCAACATGCCTCAGAAATATTCCGATGATTTTGTTGAGTATCTGACCTTGCTGTCAATCGTATTTATTGGGCTACGAATTGGCACCAAGAAGCCTGTGCATATCCTTGCGCCCAAGAAAGAGGAGGTTAAGCAATGATTAAGAAAGTTCTTGTCGGTATTCTTGCCGCGTGTGCTTTGGCGGCTTGCAACACCACAAACGTCGGTGACACTTCTGGGGATTTCGTAAAGGCAGTTGTTGCCTACGAGCAAGCCCAGAATTTTTATCTGCAAAATTGCGCTCAGGAAGTCGCTGTCAAGGCAACCTGGTGTGAAAGCGTGAAAGCGCAGGTAAAAACCGCCGATGCCGGGGCCGTGGTTGCAATCAATACCTACAATCAGGCCCTTCAATCCAATGCAAATCCGCAGGACCTGGCCACCGATCTTCAATTGGCGGTTTCGGCTCTGACCGGATTTGCTGCAATTCTGGCGCCTTACAATACGTCCGGGGCGTTGGTTTCAGGAGGGAGTTCGTAACATGGATGCATCAGAAGTTGCTCTTGTCGTGAATGCGGCATTGCAGGCGATCAATCTTGGTCTTTCGTATTTGACCGAGCTTGCCGCTGTCAATGCCAATCCCGACGAAAAAGCGGCAATTCAGGCCCTTGTTGATCGTGTCAATGCCAATTCCTCCCGCATTGCCCAATCGTAAGGTGTCCTGATGGGTAGCTTCCGGAATGTTCTTCGCGCTTTTTTCCAATGGTTGCTGGACTGGGTATTCCCGACACAATCTCAAACGAGCGAAAAGCCCCCTGAACTTCCGGAAGTCGCTCTTCAAAGAAGTGAGGACGAAAATGCAACTCTTAAGGCCCAACGTGATACTGCAAAAGAAGCCGATCAAATTCGCAATGATGTGCACGGTAAGCTCGATGGCGCTGATCCTGCTATCGTGTACGAGCCCGATGAGTTTGAGAGGCGGGACGGAAGCTGAAACGACTGTTCAAAAGCCTGTTGTCAAAACCGGTCTTACCGAGGTTGAAAAATGGGCGGGTTTTTGTGCGGTCGCGAAAAGCATAACTTGGTCACCGAAAGATAGTGTTCCAACAGTTGTGCAGATTAAAGCCTATAATCAAGTTGGTAAGGAAAAATGTCATTGGGGGCAGTGAATGGCTGAACTTCCGGAGCCTTTTGATATGAAAATTCAAAGTGGATTTCGTGGGATAGTAGACAGCACCTTAACGCTGTTTATCACGCGTCTTTCCATTCCTTTGCTTCTAGGCCTTGCGGTGTGGATGGCATCGTCGGTGAATTCTTTGCAGCAAGATATGGCTCATGTGCAGGAAAATACCAAAGATGTTTATACCCAGCGCGATGCCAAATCGGATTTTGCACTTCGGGATGCGTTGATTACGCGAAATACAACGGACATTACCAAGCTCTGGCAAATCAACGGGCAAACTGTGTCGGCGATGACGAGTTTGCAGGTGAAAATGAACGAGCTTGAAACCGCTCAGCGGATGGGCAGACGGGAGCATTAAGATGGATTTCGGGGCTCTCTTGGAAGATTTGCTGGACAAGAACAAGTCCGGCGGTGACAACACACCTGCGGTGAAAGCTCCAGAAAGTTCGGGGCCGAGCGGCGATAGCGTGTTGAAAAGTTTCATTGATGGGCTTGTCAATGGCGATGACAACTCGGTAACTACCGGCCAGACCACCAAGACAATGCAATTTATGAATGATCTTTTTCCACAAAAACAGGGTCAGGCCCAGGTTGGTATTACCCCCATTGCAGGTACACAGTTTCCGACGACAAATTCAATCCTTAATCAGGGGCAGCTTATTCAAGGTTCGCCTCCGCCTGCAAAGGGTGTTGGGCCGAAAGGTCTTAAGGATATTATGAAGATTGTCGATGATGTGAAAGGAACAGCAAAAAATTCCGTGCCTCATGGGCAGGGCCTTACCGCGCAAAGTCCAGGCGGCGGTGGGGGCGGCTCTCCGGGTGGCGGCGTTCTTCAAAATGTTTTAAAATCCGGTGGCGATAGTGGTTTCCTTCCTGCGGCTGGTGCTGCAACGGATACTTCAATTGCTCCGGTTACAATCACGCCGGCATTAACAGAAGCGACTGCGGGTGCTGATGCAGCAGCAACGGGAGCAACTTCGGCAGCAAGTGGAGCGGTTGGTGCGGCAAGTGCTGCGGGAACAGGAGCCTCGGCGGCATCAACAGGCGCGGCAGAAGCAGGCTCAGGTGTAGGCGAAGCTCTTCAAGGCGCCTATTCGTGGCTCGCTGCGTTGTTTGCCTAATTTAGGAGAAATTCCATGGGACTTTTTGATGCACTTTTTGGTTCTACGTCCAAAGCAAGTTCGTCGACAACTGCAAATCAAACTACGCAGCAGACGGGCACGCAGACGCAAAACCAACAGCAAAGCGGCCAAACGACAAGTTCGTCAACAACAAGTTCTCTTGATGCAGATACCATCAATACGCTTAAGGGTTTGTTGCCACAATTGACTGCAAATGCGACAAGTCCGGCGAATACTCAGGATAGTGA